CAGAGTCTAGAACGGGTCCGCGACCGCGATCGACGCCAGGGCCACCGCCGCCGGCCGGCGCCGCGCGGCCGCCACCGGCACCGCCACCGGGACGGGCACCGGCAGCCCGGCGCTGGGCGCCTGCGGGGCCGGCTTCGGCGTGCGGGGGACCTTGGACCCGCCCGACCCGCCGCTCGTCGTTCCTGGGGCCGCCTGCGCGGCCGGCGGGGCCTCCTGGGCCGGAGCGCTCGCCTGCGTCGCCTCGACATCCTTGGCCGCGTCGCGCCGGGCGGCCGCCAGGGCCCGGAGCAGTCGCTGCGTCTCGGCCAGCCGGCGCAGCGCGCCGTCACTGATGCCGGCGGCCGCCACCGCGTGGTTGACCGCGTCGGCGCCCGCGTCCAGGGCCTCATCCGGCAGCGTGAACGTGACGTCACTGGCGAGCACATACCGGAGCGCCCGGGTGCCGTAGGCCGTCCAGCCCTCGGACGGGTCGCGCGGCGCGACGTGGGGCGTGCTGGGGCGGCCGAGGCCGCCGGCCGGCTTCGGGGCCTGGACGGGCGCCGAGGCCTGGACGGCCACCGGGGCGGCCTGGACGGGCGCAGGCGCGGCGATCGGCGCGGGGGTCGGCTGCAGGGCCGGGCAGTCGGCCGCGTCCGCGTGGCGGGGCTTCTGGCCCTGCTGCCACTCGATCATGGTGCCGGCGGGGAACGCCCGGCGGCACGCCGAGCAGTAGCCTGGGAACCGGGCGGGAAGGGTGCGGGTCGTCGTCATTGTCGTCGTCTCCTCGCGTTTCGTACGCCGGTGGTCGGCCGGCGCCTCGTCAGGCCTGTCGATTCAGGCGACGCGCGGCGAGCCAGGGGCGGGGGTGCCCCTGACCCGCCTGGGGCCTCAGGCGGCCACCAGCTGGCGCGCCAGGGTGAACGCCTGCGCCTTCAGCGTCGCGTTCCCGCCGAAGATCGCGCTCTCGTTCGCCCGGTCGCGCCCGGCCGCCGACTTGGCTTCCCCCGGCCGGACGTGGTCGAAGTACTCGACCACGGCGTTATAGGCCGCCCAGGCCGAGGCCTCGCCCGCGCGGACGTTCACCAGCTGATTCGCCATGTCGGCGCCCTTGCCGGCAAAGGTGAGCTGCGCGACCGCGTCCCGGCGCGCCAGGATGACCGGGGCGATCGGCTTGCCGGCGGCCTCGGTGTTCGGGATGGCGGCCTCGATGTACGCCGCCAGCTGCTTGGCGTTCATGGGGTGCTGCGCGAGCCGCGCGAAGGTGTCGCCGGTGGCCTTGAGCGCCTGGGTGAGCTTGGCCAGGATGGCGGCCGCGTCATCGAGCCGCTGGGAGGCCGAGGCCGTGTGCCGGATGGTGAACCACGCCTTGCCCTGGGCGGCGCCCACGGCCATGCCGAGGGTGTTCTGACAGACCACCCGGATCAACGTGCCCAACCCGATGATCCCGGTTGAGCCGTCGTGCGACCAGTGCAGGAGAAAGTAGCCGTTGACGTCGTCGCCGTCCACTGGCGTGATGCGCCCGACGCCGGCCGGCATCCGCAGCAGCATCCAGCACCGTTCCCCGTGGCCCAGGGCGCCCATCGCCGCCGGCCGGCAGCCCATGCCGAGCAGGGGGTCGAGGATGGCGCAGGCCTCGGCGTTCTGGACGGGGGTGTAGGTGCTGCCGACGACGCCGAGCTGCACCTGCCGGCCGCCCTCCTGGCGCACGGTGGCGCGGTGGTCGCGCACCTTGGTGCCGTCGGCGAAGTAGAGATCCACCAGCTGGACGAGGTAATCGAGGTTCCCCATCCGCAGGGCGTCGGCGACGGTCGAGACGTCGACGGTGATGCGGGTGCCGAGCTTGTGCCAGGGGGTCTGGCCCTGATACGCCATGGCGACCTGTCCGTTGATGACTGCGAGGTTGTGTGCCATTGGTCTGCTCCTGTCGTCTGTCGTTCTGTCGGTTGCGTCTGGTGGCGCCGGGTCAGGGCGCCAGTGGGTGTCGTGTCGTCGAATTGAGAGTTTTTGGCTGCCGCCTCTGCCATACCCGTGCCAAAGTGAATGAGACGCTATCAGGCGCTATCAGACGCCATGAACACGGTGACAGGTTGTCAGCGTGTCAAAACTACCGTGTAAGGCAGAGAAAAGTGTCCGTTTGCGCGACAGGCGGCGACTTCCCAGGCGGCCGCCGGCCTCGGACTCTGGTTAACATAACCGAGCTTATGCGACTCCAGGCCGCTAAGTCCTTTAGAATCAGTAGTTAGCGAGCCGAGCCCAGGCGAAAGTAGAGGCGAAGCGCGCCGGCAGCCCGGGGCGCCGGCCGTCCAGGCCTCCCGGCCGCCGGCAGCCTGGGGCGCGCTCGACGCCTGGGGGCCCGGGCGGGGCGGCGCGCCTGGGGCCTGGGGCGCGGCGCCTGGGGCGGCAGGGCGGCGCATTGTCCGCGAGGCCGGCGGCCGGCAGAGTGTCTTCGCCTGCGCCCGATCTCACCGATCTTCAAATTTTTTCGACCTTGAATTTTTCGCTAGCGGGGTCTAGACAGACGCCCACGCCCTCCCCCACCCTGGCGCGGTCATGCTCGACCCCTCGCGCCAGCGCGGCGCGCTCGCCGAACTGCTCGTCGCCTACCGCTTTCTCGAATCCGGCCGCCTCGTCAGCTGGCCGCTCACGCCCTGCGCCTACGATCTGGTCGTCGATACCGGCGACCGCCTCGTGCGCGTCCAGGTCAAGCAGGCACACGAGCACCAAGGCGCCGATCGCCACTTCGGGCACTGGATCGCGCGGCTCACCAAGCGGCGCACCGGCGGGCGCGATCGGGCGCTGGCGGCCGCCGATGTCGACTACATCGCCGTCGTCTGCCGGCCGGAGGAGGTCTACGTCATTCCGGCGCCGGTCTGCACCTCGCAACAGGACGCACGCTGGATCAAGGCACGGCTGGTCATCGGGCCTGAGAGCCACTATCGCGTGTTCCTGAATCTCTTCTCGCTTGGCAACGGCAGCAGTGGCGAAGTCGCCGCGTCGCCGATCGCGCCCCTGCGCAAAGCCGGGCGCTGGGCGGCCGGACCACGTCGCGAGCGGGGGCAGCGCAAGCCGTATCGACGCCTCACCGAGGACCAGATTGCGCAAATTGTCCAGATGCCGGTGCGGTGGTACCGCCGACAACCGCCCGAGGGCCTGATCCCGCTGGAGGATCTGGCCCGGCAGTTCGACGTCTGCCCGGCGACCTTGCGCAATCTCGTCCTGCGCCGGTCTCGCCTCGACCTCCTGGCCAGGGACGCGAGCCCCGAATCGCCTTAGGGGGATCTAGACAACCTGCTACCGCCATGCTTCGCTCAGCAGCGATGCGTCTGGCCAATCGCCTCGCTGGCGCGCTGCTCTTCCGCCGCCTCGCGCGCTCGCTCGACCGCCTCGCCGAGGCGATCGAGGGGCAGCAGACGCTCCTCCTGCGTCTCGTAGACCATCTCGCACCCAACCCCGCCCCGCCCGAGCGCGACGTGCTGCGCGCCGACACCGGCCTCAGCTATCTCGACGACGAAGAAGCGGGCCAGGCGCTCGCCTTCATCGAGCGCACGCGCGCCGCCACCGGCCACACGCCCGACGACGAGGAGGTCATCATCCACCTCGCCGACGAGAAAACGCAGAACCTGGCCGAACGGCTCTCGGTGCGCGAGGCCGAACTGGCGCGCCTGGCGGAGTCGCGCCTGTGAGCGTGCCCAAGCCGCCCCAGATCACCGCCTGGGAGCAGCTGCCGATCGTGCTCCTGGTGCCCGAACTCGCGCTGCTGCTGCGCCGCTCGCCCGGGACCATCCTGCGCGACTGCCGCCGCGGGACGATCGAGCCGAAGCCGTTCGCCGGTCGGCCCTGGCGCTGGAACCGCGACGGCGTGCGCGCGCATCTCGATCGCCTCCACCGCCTGGCCGAGGCGCGCGCGACGTCGCGCCCGCGGGTGAACGAGTCGGAGTCGCCCCTGGCGCCGCGCCTGGTGCTGGAGGCGCGTCGGTGAGCGACGGGGCGCGTCTCGCGGTGAAGCGCCGTCGGCGTCCGCGGCGCCTCATCGTCGCCCCCCTGGCTGCTGACGCCTCCGAGCAGGCGCGCTTCCTGCGCGAGCAGCCGCCCGAAGAAGTGGTACGGCACAGCCCGCCGCCGCCGCGCACCGACTATGCGGCGCTCCAGCTCCTGGGGCACCGCCTCGTCACCCGCGATCGGCGGGAGTAGAGGGTTTTCCGAAGAGGTCCGCTGTGGCGATTACCGTCAATCCCTCGCGCAAGCGCCGCTACAGCGGCCAGGCCGCGCTCATTCCCGCGGCGGTGACCGCCGGTCGGACCTCACCCAAGCGCCGGCAGCTCCTCGCCGAGGAGTCCGCCCTGCAGCACGCCGACGCGATCGCCTCTTTCGTCGATCGGCTCGGGGGCCGCGAGCGGCTCGCCGAGGCGCTGGCCATCGCCGAGACCGCCCCGGAGTGCGAAGCGCTCGTCCAGCACCTGCTCGACCCGCGCTTCCGCCTCTGGTCGCTCCCGAAGGTCTGCGCGCTGGCCGGCTTCACCGTCGCCGATCTCTTCCAGGCCTACCGCAAGGCGACGCTCCTGCGCGCGCACATCGAGGCGACGCACCGCATCGCCGCCAAGCTGGCCCCGATCGTCGAGGACGTGATGGCCCGGGCGCTGCCGCGCATGGAGACCTGCCTCCTCTGCAAGGGGAAGAAGACGCGCCTGCGCGTCGCGGCCGACGGCACTCGCACCCAGATCCGCTGTCCGCAGTGCCGCGGAGTGGGCGAGCGCCGCGTCGAGCCCAGCGCCGACCACCAGAAACTGGCGCTCGAACTCGGCCAGCTCACCGCGCAGAAAGGCGGGGGCACCGGGGTGATCGTCAACCAGCAGAACATCACCGCAGGCGCCGCCGCCGCCCAGGCGAATGCGGCCTCGGCCGGCCCGCTCGAACAGCTCCAGCAGGCGGTCGGCCAGCTGCTCTTCTCGCCCGACCGCCAGCGCGCCTCCGCGACGGTCGACGCCGGGTCGGTGGTCGAGGCACAGACCGTTGAACCTCCAACGACCACCATCGGCGACCCGCCGCCCCCCGAGCCCACCGACCCGCCCGAGGAGCGCGAGCGCGACGAGCCCGACGACGAGCCGGACGACCCGGTCGGCCCGCCGCGAGGAGACCACTGATGGGCCAGCTGATGCCGATGCTCAACCTCGCCGGGGCCGCCCAGTCGCGCCAGCGGATGCAGCCCGGGATGTCGCCCGGGATGCCGATGCGCCCGGGAATGCCCCCGATGCCGCAGCCGGCGATGCGCCCCTCGACCTCCCCGCCCGCGACGCAGAACCAGCCGCAGCTCCAGCTGCACGACCAGCGCGTCCGCAATCCCGGCGAGCGCCTGCGCGGCCAGCTCAGTGGCGTCTTCGCGCCCTTCCGCGGCGGGCCGCCGCTGCCGCCCTCCAACCAGCTGCTGCAGCCGATGCAGCCCCAGGCGATGCAGCCGCAGCAGGGGCCGGCGATGCCCTCGATCACCGGCCCGGGCCAGCAGCAGGCGGCCTTCCCCTTCGGCGGCGAGGACTCCACGAAGTCCTTCTACTGAGTTGAGGCCTCTGGCGTGTATCACCCCGACCTGATCGCCGAAGACGAAGCGGAGATCGTGCGCACCTTCCCGACCGTCTTCCCCTCGGGCGTCTTCCCGACCTACTCGGTCGAGGACTCCGCCGCGCTCACCGCCTCGGCGATGCAGGCCTACGACGACCTCGGCCGCAGCCGCCGCCCGCTCACCGCCGAGGAGAACGCCTTCGTCAGCCACGCCAAGCTGCGCGTCATCTTCGACTTCCCGTGGTTCGCCGAGCGCTTCGTCTGGATCGACGAAGAAGGCCACGGCCTGCGGCGCCTCACGCCCTTCTGGGAGTCGCAGCAGATGGTCCTCGACCAGCTGGCGCGCCTCGAACTGGCGCGCGTCAAGGACGGCAGCCGCGACGGCCTGCTCCTGAACATCCTCAAGGCGCGACAGCTCGGCGTCTCGACCCTCTCCGAAGCGCTCATCGCGCACCGCCTGGTGACCCGCCCGCACATCCGCGCGCTCAGCGGCGCCGACGTCGAGGAGCAGGCGGGCTATCTCTTCCGCATGGTCGTGCGCATCTACGACCAGCTGCCCTGGTTCCTCAAGCCCGACCGCCTCTACTTCACGAAGAACCGCGAGCTGACCCTCGCCAACTCCTGCTTCCTCAAGACCGCCTGGGGCAAGTCGACCCGCGGCGCGCTCCAGTCCATCTCCGGGGCGGAAGGCTCCAAAGGCGCCATCGGCCGCGGGCAGACCTACTCCTGCGTCCACATCTCCGAACTTCCCACCTGGGAGAACCCCGAGCAGCTCGACACCGCGCTCCTCCCGGCGATCCCGGTCAGCGCCGACACGCTCGTCCTCTACGAGGCGACCGCCGAGTACGCGGGCGACTGGTGGCACCAGCACTGGCTGGCGACCGCCGAGGGCGTCGGGCGCTTCAGGAACGTCTTCATCCCCTGGTCCGCGGAGCCGCGCAAGTACTCCCTCCCGCCGCCTCCGGGCTGGGTCCCCCTGGCCTCGACCCTCGCCCACGCCGAGAAGTGCGAGCGCGACTCCCCGAAGTGGTACGGCGGTCGCACGGTGCGCCTCACCGCGCCGCAGCTCTACTGGTACGAGCAGACGCGCGCCTTCTACGAGAAGAAGGGACAGCTCTACAAGTTCCTCAAGGAGTATCCGGCCGACGATCACGAGTGCTTCCAGTACGCCGGCCGCTCCATCTTCACGCTCGACCAGCTCGAAGCGATCGACCGCGCCGGCAGCCGCCGGCCGCTCAAGGACGTCTGGGCGGTGGAGCCGGCCAGCGAGATCGCCGCGCTCAAGCGCCTGGAGTTCCCAGCGGATGCGGCGCAGACCAGCTCCCTCGACCGCGGCCGCGCGCGCGTCCCGCTCGCCCCGCGCGTCCCGGGCACCGCCTCACCCTTAGCGCCCCTCACGCACCACGTCCCCCCGGGCTACGGCTTCCGCCGCCTCTCCCCCGAGCAGCTGCGCGAGATGCCGAGCCTGCGCAAGTCCGCCCTGGCCATCTGGGAGTATCCGCGCCTGCGCGGCTCGCGCCGCTACGTCCTCGGGGTCGACGTCGCCGACGGCCTCGGCCAGGACTACTCGATCATCGACGTCATCCGCCAGCCGACCATCGAAGAGCCGGCCGAGCAGGTCGCGCAGTACTGCTCCAACGTCGTCGACGCCAAGGCGCTCGCCTTCATCTGCGACGCCATCGGCCGCTACTACTGCGACGGGGACGGCATCGAGGCGCTGGCGGCGATCGAGACCAACAACCACGGCCTGGCGACCCAGGACACGCTGCAGCTGCACCTCGGCTACGGCCACTTCTACCGCTGGGAGTACGCCGACGCCGCCGAGATGGACCGCCGCTACTCGACCCGCATCGGCTGGATGACCTCCCCGCGCACGCGCCCGATGCTCCTGGCCTACTTCCACGGCGCCGTCACCAGCTTCGACCCGATCACGACACTCCCCGACTTCGTGCTCAACTCCCCGATCACGCGCAGCGAGCTGCGGCACCTGGTCACCGAGACCACCCTCGGCGAGGCGGAGGCCGCGCGCGGCCAGCACGACGACGCGATCATGGCCGGCGCCATCGGCTACTACGTCGCCTGGCGCATGGCCGGCGGCGAGACCGAGCCGATCGCCGACCGGCGCCGCCGCAAAGCGGCCCTCGACCAGCTCGCCGCCAAGGGCGAGCAGCCCGTCGCCGACTGGCGCAACTCCCCGGCGACCTCTCTGGAAACCGACGACCTGGAGGAGATCGATCATGGCGGCACCGTCAGCGACGACGTCAGCTACGCGCTCAGCGACGAGCCCGACGGGCTCTTCTTCGACGACCGCAGCCGCGCATGAGACGCTGGCGCAGACGCCAGCGTCGGTCGGACGGTCGACCGCGTCGGCCGCGCATGAGCGGACGGCCGCGCCCGCGCCGGTGCGCGTGCGGCGCCTGCAGCCGGCGCTGCTGGCCAGTCGTCTCAAGGCGCCCGAGGCCATCGAACTGCCCGACGGCCGCACCGTCCTCGGCGCCACCGGCGACTGGCGCGTCTACCGCGGCACGACCACCCTCGACCTGGTCCCGCCGACCCGCTTCCCCAAGGACTACGAGCTGATCCCGGAGGTCGGCCTGACCCTCAGCCCGAGCGACTGCACGCGCCTGGAGCAGACGACCGGCCTGGGGACGACCCAGATCCCGATCACCTTCATCAGCGCGGTCGAGCAGCTGGCGTCGCTCTCGATCGGCGACGTCCGCCTGGAGTTCACGCCCGGCCAGCTCGCCGAGCTGCACCACCGCGCCAGCAAGCGCGGGCGCTCGATCGAACTGGAGATCAAGGCGGTGGTCGATCGCATCCGCGACGAGATCTTCCACAAGGGGGGCTAGGGAGGCCCGTGGCCAGACAGATGGCCTGGTACCCCGGGCCTCCCCCGAACAGGGCGACACCGACAAGGAGCAGAGCGATGCAGATCACACCGGAGATGCTCGAATACTCGTGGCAGCGGTTCGACGCGCTCGCCACCTCGCTGCACATCACGATCGGCTATCAGACGGACCCGATCGTCTCCGATCCGAAGCGGGCGTGCGAGAAGGCGGTCGGCCTCGACGAGTACAGCCACATCGCCGATCCCATCGAGCGGGTCGAGGCGGTGATCACGACCGAGTACGTCCCCGCCTACGAGAAGCGGGCGGCGTCCGAGGCGGCTGGCTGATGGCCTGGTCGCCGGCCGACTGGACGCGCGCCTTCGGCCTCGCCCTGGCGATCGTCGTGGCGGGCGTGCTCGTCGCGCTCCTGCTGCAGCGGACCACGGCGCCGCTCACCGTGCCGCCGGAGGACCTGTTCCTGCTGCGCTGCACGCAGCAGGTGCGTCCCGGCCTCGACGCGATCTGGTTCCTCTGTCATCAGGTCGAGGAGAAGTAGCCGTGAGCGACCGGCGCCGGTACGACTTCGAGGCGTGGCCCACGGACGGCAACGAACTGACCGTCCGCTTGTTCAACTGGTTCTCCCGCAACTACTGGCTGGTGGTGTGATGGCCTGGTGGGACGCGCTCACGCTGCCGCAGGTGCTGCTGGTGCTCGGGCTGCTCTTCCTCGGGCTGCTCTTCGTCGTCGCGCGCGCGTGGTTCGAGAACCAGTAGGAGGTCCAACCAGTGGCATGGCATGACTTCTGGGGTTCCTCACGGCTCTCGCTGGCGCCCGGTGCCTGGCCCGAGCGGGATGAGGTCGCGCTGCTGGCCGATCCTGGCCTCCCCGATCTCCCGCACCGGGTGGCGCGGGCGGGCGTGGTCTACCTGGGACTCGGCGGCGTCGAGCGCATCTGGCGCGGCAGCCCGACGGCGGAGGCGCGAGCCAACCTCGTGCGCGGGCAGCAGCGTCGCCGGGAGCGCGAGCACATGGGCGCCGCACGGGAGGACAGGAGCTGGATCACCCCGGAGATCGAGGCACGGATCGAGGCGGCCGTCCGCGATCGGCTCGCCCGCATGGGGAGGGCGTGATGGCCTGGCATGACTTCTGGTGTCAGCTCTGCGGGCAGGTGCTCGTCAACGTCGACGTCCCGGCCGCGATCGGCGCCCGCCTCGGTGCGCCGCTGCACTGCGGCCAGCCGACCAGCTGGCTCCCGGCCGTCGGCCGCATGGACGCCTCCTCCGGTCCCGGCTTCGAGGCCTTCGACGCCTACGACGGGCAGAACCGCCCGGTGCGCGTCGACTCCCTCAAAAAACTCCGCGACATCGAGCGCCAGTCGGAGGTCGACGCGCGCAACGGGCTCGGCCAGCCGATCGTCTGGCGGCGCTTCAGCCAGGACCGCTCCAACCACGACGTCCACAGCCTCGCGCCGACCTTCCACCAGGAGCGGCCCGACCCGGCCTACGTCAAGAAGTTCGCCCCGGCCATCAAGCGCGACGGCGCCGAGGCGCCCGACGCCGCCTACGGCCCCGGCATCTCCGACGCGACGCCCAGTGCGCTCGACACCCTCGACTGGAAAGGCTGAAGGCTAGAACCAGATGAAGGTCGTCTCCACCCAGTTGACCTCGCGCCCCTGCGAGGAGAGCACCGCGAGGAAGTGCGCGTACGCGCCGGCTTGGGCACCGTACTCGAACAGCAGGCGCAGCCCGTCCTCGCTTTCCCATTCGGCGGTGGTGAGCCCCCAGCGGCGCGTATGTTTCGGGTCCGGTTCTCCCGGGAGGATCCCGGCGCGGACCTCCCAGGCGCAGCGTCCAGCAACAGGTGGTGTCATAGGCCGAGGAGTGTAGACCAGTGGCTGACTTCTCTCCCAGTGGCGTCCTCGACCTCCCGCGCACCTCCGCCGAGTCGCTCCTCCAGGGCGACCCGCGCGTCCTCAGTTGGCTGCGCGAGTGGGTGCAGGAAGGCGACTTCATCAATCGCCAGGACCCGTCCTACGACCTCATCTCGCGCTCGCAGGACTACATCGTCGGCCAGCAACTATCTCCCGAAGCGTGCAAGCTGAAATACCTCCCGCAGGTCACCATCAACGAGACGCGCAAGGCGATGCAGGCGCACGTCTCGGCGATCACCGACCTCAAGCCGGTGGCCGGCTGGAAGACCAATCCCGAGTACCAGGTCCAGGCCAACATGCTCAACCAGTACCTCATGGCCGAGTGGGTCACGACCATGATGGACCTGGACCTCGGCGACTGCGTCAAGTACGCCCTGGCCGGCGGGACCGGCGACCTCGTCGTCGACTGGGACCCGCACGTCCCGCTCGGCGGCGCGCACCAGCTCACCGCCCGCGACCCACGCGACACGCTCCCCCTGCGCCCCTCCTTCGGCCGCAGCTCCCAGCTCTGGGAGGGCGTCTGCTTCCGCGAGGAGCACACCGTCAACGTCCTGCGCGGCATGTACCCGACCCGCGCGCACCTCTTCAAGGCCAGCAGCGACAACCTCCTCGGCCAGGTCATGGGCCGCTTCCGCACCGGCCTCAACCGCCTGATCTCCCCCGCTGACCCGCTCGACTCGATCGCCTGGCCGGGCACCGCCGGCACCGCGCGCAAGGC